AATCCTAAAAATAAGGCAGGAAGTAACTCAAGGGTTAGTCAAGGGTGAGCACTATTCAAAGATGGCTAGAAGAATTAAAGGATCACTAGACGGAGATGCAACCAAAGCTCTAAGGGTTGCAAGGACAGAAGGGCACCGCTGCCAGGTACAGGGACAGCTTGCCTCCGGAGAGCATGCGGCAGAAAAAGGAATTGAGATGTGGAAGGTATGGGAAGCCACACTGGATGATAGGACAAGGGATAGCCACGCCGCACTTGACCAGGTAAGGGTAGAGGTAGATGAGGACTTTACTTCACCGCTAACCGGAGTAACCGGGCCAGGGCCTGGAATGATGGGAGACCCTGAAAGGACACCAGCCCAAAAAGCATTATAGCCGTGAGGAAATAGGTAAGCGGGGCCAAGTAATAGAATATACCAATTACGAGGACTGGGCTAAAGCTAAGGGATTAAAGTTACAAAAAGTATAAAGGGAAGGAAATCATAATGGTTAAATATGGTTCGAAAGACGGCCACGGAAAGGGTGCAGGTATGCCCGGCGGCGGACGCAGGGATATTAACAACAAGCCATGTCCTAAAGGCGGCCCGGGCTACGGCCAGGGTGGCGGTAGAGGCAAGGGCAAAAATAGATAAATTAAATACATAACGAACCCAAAATTAGCACTCTTTTTCAGGGTGCTTTTTTTATTGGACATAAATTGCTCTTTTTAAAGGCCGGAGCATAAATAGGCCCAACCTAAAGCTGGATACTGACCAGCATAAAAAAGTAATAGGAGGTAAGAAATGGAATGGTTAAGCAAAATACTGGAAGTAGGAGAAGGAGAAGAATTTTCCGCCGAAGAGGTACAGGAAAAAATCCAGAAGGAGTTACCCAAGTATTTCATTCCAAAGGAAAAATTTAATGCAGTTAAAGAGGAAGTGAGCTCTCTAAAATCTCAGCTTGGTGAGAGGGACGAGCAGCTTTCTCAGCTCAAAGAAAAAGCAAAAGACAATGAGGATCTAACTAAACAGATTGAGGATTTAGAAAGTGAGAACAAAAGGGTAAAAGAGGAGGCTGAATCCAAGACAGCAAAACAGAAATTTGACTTTGCCCTGGAACTTAAGCTTAGGGATTACAAAGCCAAGAACCCCAAAGCGGTAAAGGCCCTCATTGATACAGAAAAATTAAAACTTAATGATGACGAGACTTTTACCGGACTGGATGAACAGATTAAGGCACTGAAAGATAGTGACGGATACCTGTTTGGAGAGGATAAGGTAACAGGAACCGGGGAGCCTGAACCAGGCAAGGCCAAGAATGATTACAAAGGTAAAAACCCCTGGTCTGAGGATACCTTTAACTTAACCGAGCAGGCAAAAATAATGAGGGAAAATCCAGACTTGGCAAAAGTACTCGCATCACAG